TGAGGCATCCTGCGATGTGCCGGACTTCCGGGAGGGCTTCCGGGAGCAGGAGAACGCCATCATCGAGCTGCGGAGCAAGTTTGCTCCCGGCGACGGCGTGGACTACCTTCTGGACCTTCTCTCCCGCATCAGCAAGGACAACGGCGTGACCACCCGCGACAACGGCGTGAGCCAGGAAGTGGAGGCCCGCACCGGCGTTTCCCTCAAGCAGTTGGTCCAGGTCAAGCCTCGCGTGCAACTTCGTCCCTACCGCACCTTCCTTGAGGTCGAACAGCCGGAAAGCGAGTTTATCCTGCGTCTGGATAACGACGGGAATGTTGGCCTGTTTGAGGCAGACGGCGGCATGTGGAAGATGCAGGCAAAGGCATCCATCGTGGCCTACTTCGAGGAGAAGCTGGCCGAGGAGATCACCGGCGGCAAGGTTGTTGTGATGATGTGATGGAGCCGCTGGTCGTTATCTGCAAGGACCGGGCGGAATGGCTGGAGGCCCGAAAGGACGGGCTGGGAGCGTCTGACGCTTCCTCCGTCCTGGGCATCTCGCCCTGGAAAACCAATGTTCAGCTATGGGAGGAAAAGACCGGCCTGGTAGTGCCAGAGGACATCGGGGACAACCCGTTTGTGAAGTACGGGAACGACGCGGAGCCTCTGCTTCGGCAGTTCTTCGCTCTGGACCACCCGGAGTACCGGGTCAGCTTTACTCCCTACAAGATCATCAAAAACGCGGAGCTGCCCTTCATCACCTGCACGCCGGACGGAGAACTGGAGGAGATTGCGACGGGCAGGCGCGGCGGACTGGAGATCAAGACAACGGAAATCCAGTCCTCCACCGGCTGGCTGCGCTGGAAAGGTCGCATCCCGGACGAGTATTACGCCCAGGTCTGCCAGCAGATGCTCGCGGCGGAATGGCAGTTCGTGGAGCTTCTGGCGCAAATCAAGTACACCACGGCGGACGGAGAGGACCGCAAGGAGGTCCGCCACTACAAAATCGAGCGGGCGGATGTCTGGGAGGACATCGCCTATATCAAGCGGGAGGCCGTTCCGTTCTGGAACTGCGTGCAGCAGCGCAGACGGCCAAATCTCAAGCTCCCGCCCATCTGACAGGAGGACAATATGAGCATGGAATTTGTAATGGGCAACAGCCTGGAGGCCCTGCCCAAGACGATTGACTTCAACTTCGAGGAGCTGAAAACCCAGCTTGCAAGCAGCCTGGAGCTTTACACCGGCCTGGTGGTCACGGAGGACGGCATCAAGTCCGCCAAGGAGGACCGCGCCAAGCTGAACAAGCTGCGGGAGGCCCTGGAGACCAAGCGCAAAGAGGTCAAGAAGGAGTGCATGGCACCCTATACCGACTTTGAGGGCAAGGTCAAGGAGCTGGTGGGCCTCATTGATAAGCCCATCGCTGCCATCGACGCGCAGCTCAAGACCTACGAGGAGCAGCGCAGGTCGGACAAGCGGGCCGCCGTCAAGGAGATTTACGACGAGACCATCGGAACGCTGTACCCGCTCCTCCCATTCGATAAGCTGTGGCGCGACGAGTGGTACAACACCGGCGTTTCCATGAAGAAAATCCGGGACGCTATTATCGCGGCGGAGTTCAAGGCTGCATCTGATCTGGAGGTCCTTGCGACGGTAGAGAGCGAATTTGCGGAGGCCGTCAAAATCAAGTACCTGGAGCATCTGGATTTGAACGAGGCCCTGCTGGAGCGGGCACGCCTCCAGGAGCGGGCCAAGCGTCTGCGTGAGTACGAGGAGCAGCGCGCAAAGGCCGCAGCCAATCTGCCGGAGGAGCAGCGCATGGAGGCCGCTTCGCGCGGCGCGGAGCAGGCCGCGAACATCCCGGAGCCTGCTGCCGGAGCGGAGCAGGCGGAGACCGTCTACCGGCTGTGCTTTGAGTGCATGGTAACGGCGGCACAGGCCAAGGAGCTGTCCGACTGGCTCAAGGCCCGAAATATTCAGTTTAGGAGGGTTTAATCATGGCAGTTCACAATTCTTTGCAGAGCCGCAGCGGCAGCGGCAAGCCTAAGTTCAGCGTTGCCATTCAGTCGCCTATGTACCAGAAGCTGGTCAACGATACTCTAGGGGACCAGGAGCGCGCCAGACGGTTTGTGGCCGCCATCACTTCTGCCGTGGCCGTAAACCCGGCCCTCCAGGAGTGCGATGCCGGGACCATCCTCTCCGGCGCTCTGCTGGGCGAGAGCCTTAACCTCTCCCCCTCCCCGCAGCTCGGCCAGTATTACCTCGTCCCCTACAAGGACAAGCGGCGCGGTTCCATCGCCCAGTTCCAACTCGGCTACAAGGGCTACATCCAGCTCGCGGAGCGCAGCGGACAGTACCTCGACATTGACGCTTTCCCGGTCGTAGAGGGCGAGTACAAGGGCCGTGACCGCTTTACCCGCCGCCCCATCCTGGAGTTCCTGGAGGACGACGGAGAGCGCGAGAACCGGCCTGTGGTGGGCTACTACGCATACTTCGAGCTGACCAACGGCTTCCGCAAGGTGCTGTACTGGAGCAAGGAGAAGATGCTGGCCCATGCAGACCGCTACTCCCAGGCGTTCTACCTGGATGGGAGAGAGGCGCAGGACCCCCGGTACAGCCGCGTATCCTACGCCGATTTCCTGGCTGGCAACTACCCCCAGGGGGATGAATGGAAGTATTCCTCCTTCTGGTACAAGGACTTCGACGGCATGGCCTGTAAGACGATGCTTCGCCAGCTTATCAGCAAGTGGGGCATTATGTCAATCGACCTCCAGAAAGCCCTTGCAAGCGACGAGGCGGCCATTGAGAACGACGGAACGCCGAATTACCTTGATGCTCCCACGGAGGACAAAGCGCCCGTCCTGGAGCCGCCTGCTGACGCTGGGCAGCCGGACGCGCCGGAGCTGCCGGACGGGCTTTTCAACGAGGGCGAGGACGGACAGCGCGCCCTTGCATAAGGAGGGCTGTATATGCCTAAGACCAACGAGAAAGACGCATATTTCTTCTCCCACGACTGCAACGCGCGAAACGACCCTAAAATCCTGGCTCTCCGCTCCGTTTACGGGGCGGAGGGCTATGGGGTTTACTTCATGCTGGTAGAGATACTTCGCGAGCAGCCGGACTACAAACTTGCAGTCAACAAGTACATCTGGTCTACGCTTGCTATGCAGATGCAGGTGGAAGCATCAAAGCTGGAGCAGATCATCAATGACTGCTGCACGGAGTTTTCGGAGAACGGAAACACCCTTTTGGTGAATGACGGAGAATACCTGTATTCCGCATCCCTTCTCCGCCGCATGGGAAAGGTTGACGACATCTCCAATCTCCGCCGCGAGGCAGCCCGGAAACGCTGGGAAAATAAGCCTTGCAAGACTTCCGGCAATTCCGACGGATGCTCCGATGATGCAAATGCAGGACAGGAGCAGTCCAAAGAAAAGAAAAGCAAAGAAAAGCAAAGCAAAGCAGAGCAGAGGAAAGAAAAGCAAAATATATTCTCGGACTTCGCCTGCGGCGACGCTGATTTGCTTTCCGCCCTCCAGGGCTTCGAGGAGATGCGGGTGAAAATCAAAAAGCCCATGACGGACCAGGCAAAGAAGCGACTGCTCACGGAGTTGGAGAAGCTGGCCCCCGGAGACCGGGAAACCCAGATCGCCATTCTGCACCAGAGCGAGGACCGCTGCTGGGCCGGGGTGTTCGCCCTCAAGGATGACAGGAGCGGACAGATCGGCGGAGGACGCAGGCAGCAGGCCAGCACCGGCGACAAGATGGGCGCGCTTCGGGACCTTCACGACGCTTTCTCCGGGGATGGTGGCGTATGAACAGGGCGGAAATGACGGAAATCTTCGCCGTGCTGATGATTGCCTACCCGCAGGCGGAGATGTTCAAGGCGGAGAGCCAGCAGGACCTCAAGGAGAAGCTGGCACCCACGATAAGCCTCTGGACTACCTGCCTCAAGGACATAGACTTCTGGACCGCGCAGCAGGCCGTTGTCCGTGTCTGTAAGAGCTGCAAGTTTCCTCCCACCATCGCGGAGATGCGGGAGGCGGCGGAAGATGTGAAGCACCAGGTCAAGAGCGAGATCGAGTGGGCCTACATGATGGCGAGGAACGCGGTAAACACCATCATGGACGGAGAGACTTTGAGCGACGCATACGCATCCTTGCCAGCCAGGAGCAAGAAGGTCATTGATGCCATGGGAGGCATGGAGGCGTTTGCACCGGCGGACAAGCCGTTTTTCAACATGGCGGGTTTTGAGCAGACCTACGAGCGGCTGCTGCGGAGCAATCCTGTGGGGCTTCCAGGAGAGGCCGTGGGACAGAAAAAACTAAACTGACAGCGAGGAGGCGGAGACCGTGGGCTATTCCAGTAAGACATTCGTGTGCCCGTTCTTCAAGTGGGACGAGCGCCTGCGTGTCCACTGTGAGGGCGGGTGCCTCTCCTTCCACGACAGGCCAGAGGCAGAGGACTACATAGACCGCCATTGTGCCGACCTGGAGGGCTGGAAGTTCTGCTCTCTCGCCTGCTCTCTGCTGCGATACTACGAAAGGACGGAGTAACATGGAGCGGAATGTCGATAAAATCAAGCGCCTGGAGAAGGAAATCGGGCGATACCAGAAGAAGGTCGCGGACCAGGCCAAGGAGAAGGAGCGGCTGCGCCGCCTGCTGGAGATTGCGGAGGCTGGCGCTATCCAGACACACCAGGCGGTGGACGCAATCCTGGCCCAGACGGCTATTACCTTTGGCGAGGTCGTGAAGGACGAGGAGACCGGCGCGGAACTGGGACACCGGCTGACAGTGCCCGCGTTCAAGGTCGGTGAAATCCTGGGCAAGTACCAGGTCAGAACCCGCCGTGACGAGGAGACCGGCGCGTACATCATCGGCGTTGTTCCCAAAGAGGAAGAAACGGAGGCGGATGCAGAATGAGCGTCCGACGGAACACCACCAACCGCCTGACCCTGTACCGAACCTGCGGAACCTGTGGCCGCCAGATCGTCACCACGGCGGACACGCCCTGGGTGCGCCAGGTCGAGCGGGACGGAAAGAAGCAGGCCACCACCTACTTCTGCTCCGAGAAATGCTTTGCCGCCAGCTATAAGCACATCGGCTGGTACGACGGAAAAGCCGAGGAGCGCCGGAAGCTGAAAGAGGCGCGGCGGGACTGGAAAACGAAAAACCGCAAATACCGGGAGGCTCACGCCGAGGAGCTGCGGGAAAAGGCGCGCCTGCGCCGCCTCGCCAATCCGGGCATGGCTGCCGCCGACAGCGCCTACAACAGGAAGAAGCGCAAGCTGCTGGCCCAGGAGGCGGTGCGGAGTGCATGACGGAAAGACCCCGCTTGAGATTGCTCTGGAGCGGGAGGCTTCCGGGGATGACATCGACTACTGCGACGAGTGCGAGTACATAGCAATCGTCAAGGGCGTGGGCTACTGCGGCATCTCCGGGAAGCTACTGCATCCCATGATGCTTGAACGGGGACAGGGCTGCGGCCCTGCCCGCCGGTGTCAAAAGCGGAAGGAGGCAAAAAAGATGGGACTGACCGGGGCGGACCTGGCCCGTCTGGGTCCTGCGGCCCAGAAGCAGGTACTCGACAAGCTGGGAATGATGGGAAAGCCAAAGGAGACCAAGTACCACAACGAGCCGGACAGCAGGGGCAACCTTCGCTTCGACAGCAAGAAGGAGGCGCGGCGGTACGACGAGCTGCTTGTGCTGCTCCGGGCCGGGAAGATACGAAACCTGCGCTTGCAAGCCCAGTACACGCTCCAGGAGAGCTATATCGCGCCGGATGGAGAAAGAGTGCGGGCAATCCGATATGTGGCTGATTTCTCCTACGAGAGGCCGACGCTGCCGGATAAGAACGGGACCGTGTACTGGCTGCCCGTTGTGGAGGATGTCAAGAGCAGAGCCACAAAGACGGCCCAGTACGAGATGAAAAAGAAGCTCCTGCGGGAACGCTTCAATATCACGATTACGGAGGTTTGACATGGACATCAAACGCGGAAATATTCACTACATCGACATCCCAAACGCCATAGGCCATGAAATGATGAAGGACCGCCCCGGCGTTATCATATCCTGCGACCCCATGAACTACACTTCTCCTGTTGTCAGCGTGGTATTCCTCACCGGGAGCCGCCCTGCGGACGCTCCCTACCATGTGAAGGTCAGCGCGGCGGCCAGCGTGCGCCATGGCACCAGCACGGCGCTCTGTGAGCATATCTACACGGTGGACAAGAGCCGCGTAGGAAAGTGCATGGGACGGTGCAGCGAGGAGGAAATGGCCGCCATTGACGACGGCATCCTAATGTCCCTGACCCTGGGAGACGGTAAGTACAAAGGCCCACAAAGCCAGAAGGTCTACGAGAAAGACGCGTGCGTGAATATCACAAAGAAGGTGCCGGAAATTCCTGCTGTTGAGCCGATTGCACTTGCCGTCGTGGAGCGGGAGCGTGACATCTACAAGAGCCTTTACGAGAAGCTGCTGGACAGCATGACCATGGAACGGAGGATTGGGGCATGAAGATGAACAAGTTTGCGGCGGAGGTCCACCAGAACGCCGTAGAGCATGGCTGGTGGGACGAGGAGCGGAGCTTCGGTGAGATCATCGCCCTGTGCCACTCGGAGCTGTCCGAGGCGCTGGAGGAGTACCGGGCAAAGCGGCCTATGGTGTACTTCGTCGTTGAGATGGACGACGGCAAAGGCGGGACCTATCTGGCAATCAGAGAGGACATCATCAGCGAGGAGGACTTCGCTGGAGAAAAGCCGGAAGGTATCGCCGTGGAGCTGGCCGACTGCATCATCCGTATTCTGGACTGGTACGGAAAGGAGGGCCTGGACACGGACGCTCTGCTGCTGGAGGCTGGCATTATTACCATGTGCGACCTCCCCACTCCCGTCTACGGCAGCTTCGGAGACTTCATAGCACTGCTGCACAATCTCCTGTCTATGGCGTATGCCTGCTGGTGCAACGCATCCGGCATAAGCGCCTCCGCCCTGCGCCTCGCAAAGTGCATCCGCGAGATCATGGCATGGGCCAAAGAGAACGGCGTTGACATGGAGCACATCCTGGACATGAAGCATGAGTACAACAAGGGCCGCCCCTACCGGCACGGAGGTAAGGCGCTGTGAAACTGGGCCAGATCGTGACGAGATACCCGCAGTCCTTCCGGGAGACAGACGGGGAGCGGAACGCGCCCCGCAAGGCCATGAAGGGCCGCGTGGTCTACATCCACCCGCTGGGCCGCTACCATGTCGTAGAGTTTGAGCTGCGCGGCGGGCCGGTTCGGGAGAGTTTTCTGGGGGTGAATGACTGATGGAACGGATTGACCTCTGCCGCCCCTGTGCAATCGCCATCGAGAGCGAGGGAAAGAAGCTGTGCCGACCCGTGAAGCACGGCATCAACAACAAAGTCACCTGCGCGCGCTGCAACCGGCGGCGCTACGGAATGACATACGAGCTTGTGGACACCAAAAGCAAAGCATAAGCACAACAACGGAGACCCTGGGCTTTTGCCTGGGGTCTCTTATCATTTTCCTGGGGCCACGAAAATGGTCTCCCGCTCCAGGGGGAGAGGGAGAGGAAGGGGGGTATGGGGGGATGGAGAGGGAGAGAGGGTCCCCCACGCGCGAGACAGAATTTTTATCCCCGTTTCGTGGCGCAATTCAAAAAAGCCTCTGATACGATAAAAGCAAACACCAATGAACGGGAGGGAAAAGCGCATGGCGAAAAGTAAATACGAAACCCATGTGCTGCCCAACCTGGAGCGCATCGAAAAGTGGGCAAAGGAAGGTGCCACGGCAAAGGACATCGCAGCCAAGCTCAAGATTGCCTACTCTACCCTGCGGAAATACATAGACCTGGGGCAGGACGGGGACGGGCGCTACACGGCGCTTTCAGATGCTTTCGCGCGCGGATGCGAGGTCAGCGACGATGTCATAGAGACGGCCCTGTTCAACCGGGCAAAGGGAATTGAGTACGAGGAGCAGACCTTCGAGCGGGTGCTGAATAAGCAAACCGGCCTCTACGAGGAGGTATGCACCAAGCGGGTGACAAAGTTCATTCCGCCGGACCCCACCAGCGCTATGTTCTGGCTGACCAACCGCAGGCCGGACCGCTGGAAGTACAAGCCGGAGCCTGTTGGAGACGACGAGGACGAGGGCAGCGGCGTTGTGATGCTGGCCCCCGTGATGGAAAACCCAGGCCCTCCGGCCCAGGATGGAGGCGGAGAGGATGGCTAAACGGGCAATCTGGACACCGCAGCCCAGGCAGGCGGCACTCATGGCGCGATTTGAGGACGAGGCCCTGTACGGAGGCGCTGCTGGCGGCGGAAAATCCGACTGCGCGCTGGCCGAGGCTCTGCGGCAGGTGGAAATCCCGTATTATCGCGGGCTTATCCTGCGAAAGACATACCCGCAGCTCACGGAGCTTATGGACCGCTCAACGGAGATATACCCGCGCGCTTTCAAAAAGGCCAAGTTCAACGAGAGCAAGCACGCCTGGACATTCCCCTCCGGGGCCAAGATTTTCTTCGGGTCCATGCAGCACACCAAGGACCGCACAAACTACCAGGGCAAGCGGTATGACTTTATCGACTTCGACGAGCTGACGCAATTTCTCTGGGAGGAGTACAGCTATATGTTCTCCCGGAACCGTCCAAACGGTCCGGGGACGCGCTGCTACATGAGGGCGCAGGCAAACCCTGGCGGCGTGGGCCACGGCTGGGTAAAGGAGCGCTTCATCACGGCGGCAAAGCCGATGGAGACCTTCTGGGAGCAGGTCAAGGTACGCTTCCCGGACGGACACGAGGAGACGCGCTGGAAGTCCCGCATCTTCGTCCCGTCCTCTGTGTTCGACAACCGCATCCTGCTTGCAAACGACCCGGACTACCTCACGCGGCTTGCCTCCATGCCGGAGCAGGAGCGCAAGGCGCTTCTGTACGGAGACTGGGACACATTCGCAGGGCAGGTATTTACCGAGTGGCGCAACGACAGCGACCACTACGGAGACCGCATAAATACCCATGTGATAGCGCCATTCAAGGTGCCGGAGACCTGGGCTATATGGTGCGGGATGGACTGGGGCTACTCCAGGCCGTTCTCTGTTGGCTGGTATGCCGTGGACGGAGAGCGGCGGATGTACCGCATCCGGGAGTATTACGGCTGCACCGGCACACCGAACCAGGGCGTGAAGCTGGAGCCGTCGGAAGTGGCCCGGAAGATCAAGAAGATTGAGGCAGAGGACCCGAACCTCAAGGGCAGGCGCATCTTCCGCGTGGGAGACCCGGCCATCTGGGGCAGCCAGGGCACGGAGAGCATCGGCGCTCTGATGGAGCGGGAGCGCGTGTACTTCGACCGGGGCGACAATGCCCGCATAGACGGAAAAATGCAGGTCCACCACCGCCTCGCCTTTGACGAGAGCGGAGTACCCATGCTCTATGTGTTCAACACCTGCAAGCACTTCATCCGCACGGTGCCAAACCTGGTATACGACGAGAAGGATGTGGAGGACATCGACACCGACGGAGAGGACCACATCTACGACGAGCTGCGCTATGTGTGCATGAAGAACCCCATCGCCCCAAGGCAGAACAAAGCCCCCGCCCTGGTGGTATATGACCCGCTGGACCTGCAAGAGGGGCAGCAGACATACGACCGATACGACTTTTACAGGAGGTACTAATCATGGCATTTTTCGGGAAGAAACAGGAGCATGGCGGCCAGGTGGCCGTCAACGGCGTTCCCGGCGTTCAGCGCAGGGACACCATAGACCAGCAGGCCGCCGCCGCGCTGCTGACGGCCAACCAGCACGCGCCCCTGGTAGGCGCTTTTCGCATGGGGAACGGGAGCGGCACATCTCCGCGCATCGGCAAGGAGGAAATCGCCAAGGCCATTGACACGCTGACACGCTATAAGCAGGGCAAGGCCAACCTGGAGAACCGCATCGTTGAGGACGAGCTGTGGTGGGAGCTGCGCCATTGGGAGGCAATCGGAAGGGCCGACGGCAGCAGAGCAAAGAAGATCGCGGACGGAAGCCCCCAGCCTACCAGCGCGTGGCTGTTCAACTCCATCACCAACAAGCACGCAGACGCGATGGACAACTACCCGGAGCCTGTCGTCCTCCCCCGCGAGCGCAGCGACGAGGAGAGCGCCAAGGTGCTGTCCAGCGTCCTCCCTGTTGTGCTGGAGTACAACGACTACGAGCAGACCTACTCCGACAACTGGTACGAGAAGCTGAAACACGGAACCGCCGCCTATGGCGTGTTCTGGAACAGCCAGAAGGAAAACGGCCTGGGCGACATTGACATCCGGGAAATCGACCTGCTGAAGCTGTTCTGGGAACCCGGCGTGACAGACATTCAGAAGTCCCGCAACCTGTTCATCGTTGACCTGGTGGACGAGGACATTCTGGAGCAGCAGTACCCCCAGTACAAGGGAAAACTGGGCGGAAGCGCCGTGGATGTGAAGCAGTACATCTACGACGACACCGTGGATGTGAGCAACAAGAGCGTCGTGGTGGACTGGTACTACAAGACCCGCTCGGCATCCGGCAGGAGCATACTGCACTATGCAAAGTTCGTTGGAGACACGCTGCTGTTTGCCTCCGAGAATGAGCCGGAATACCAGGAGCGGGGCTGGTACGACCACGGGGAGTACCCCGTCGTCCTGGATGTCCTTTTCCCGGAGAAGGGAACGCCTGTTGGCTTCGGCTATGTGGCTATCTGCAAGGACCCGCAACTCTACATCGACAAGCTGTCCGCAAACATCCTGGAAAACTCCATGATGGCGACCAAAAAGCGCTTCTTTGCCAGCAACAACACCGGCATCAATGAGCAGGAGTTTCTGGACTGGAGCAAGCCCATTGTCCATGTGGAGGGCGAGCTGGACGACCGGCGGCTGAAAGAGATCGTCACGCAGCCCCTCTCCGACATCTATGTGACCGTGGCCCAAATGAAAATCGAGGAGATGAAGGACACGGCCTCCAACCGGGATGTCAACTCCGGCAGCACCGGCTCCGGCGTGACCGCTGCGGCAGCTATCGCAGCGCTCCAGGAGGCGGGCAACAAGACAAGCCGGGACATGATCTCCGCGTCCTACCGTACCCATGTCAAAATCAACTCCCTGTGCATTGAGCTTATCCGGCAGTTCTATGACGAGACCCGCAGCTTCCGCATCACCGGGGACACGGCGGGCAGCTATCAGTTCGTGGACATGAACAACGCTGCCATCAAGGAGCAGGAAATGGCCCCTCTGTACCCTGGACAGGAGCAGGAGGACGGATACTCTCCCCTGTTCCGCAAGCCCATCTTCGACATCAAGATCAAGGCCCAGAAAAAGAACCCGTTCAGCCGGATGGAGCAGAACGAGCGGGCCAAGGAGCTGTACGGACTGGGCTTCTTCAACCCGGAGCGGGCGCAGGAGGCCATGGGCGCTCTGGAGATGATGGAGTTTGAGGGTAAAGACAAGGTGCTGGAGCAGGTGCGGAACGGGCAGACACTCCTCAACATCTGCCAGCAGCTCTCCCAGCAGCTCGACCAGATGGCCCTTATCATCCAGGCGCTCACTGGCAAGGACATGGGCCTTGGCATGAGCGCCGGAGCGAGTTCTGGAGGCTCTGCCAATGGAGTAGGCACCGTGGCTGCCGGAGGCGGAGACGGCGCGAAAGAGGGCCTTGCAAGCGGCATCATGGAGGCTCAAACGCCCATGACGGACTACGGCACAAGGCTGGCAAAGCGCAGCACGCCCAGCATGGACACAAAGAGCGGCGCAGCCACGCCCAAGTAACGGGAGGTACGGCATGACAAAGGTTTACGCGGAGCGGGACGGAAACCGCTACACCATTCACGCCCAGGGCCACGCAACGGGAAGCCCGGAGGTCTGCGCTGCAATCTCCGGCATCCTGTACGCCATTGCTGGGTATGTTCGGAACGCCACGGACGGCTCTACAATCGCCTACGACGAGCGCCTGGAGAGCGGGAGCGTGCATCTGCATTTCTGCGGAGGACCCGGCGCGGGCGGCGCTTTTGATATGGCTGTTATCGGTCTAAAACAGATCGAGGCCAAGTACCCGGACCTCATTCTGGTGGAATATCGGGAAGAATAAAAAATTTTTTCTGTTTTCGTGGCGCAATCCAGAAAAGCATTTGATACGCTTATGCTGTCCTCCTGCTTCACCATAAGGGACGGCGGCCAGCACGGAAAGAGGCTCCGCCGCCGTCCTGGTGAGGTAAAAGGGCCGATGCACGGGGGCGAAACACCCGCGATGAAAAAGGAGGCAATCCCATGAAATCCGAGAATTTGCTGAATATCCGGCTGGACCTGTTCGACGGCGGCGCTGCCGCTGGCGGAGATGGTGCCGGGGCGGCGGCCCCTGCGTCCCAGAACGGTGACGGCGCAAAGGGCGGTTCCCAGGCAGCCCCCGGTAGCACCCGCCGGGGAAAATCGGGCGAGTTCCAGAATGTCCTTTTTGGCAAGCAGAGCGCACCGGCGGCGGCTGGTGAGGGCGGCGGCCAGGAAGGACAGCAGCAGTCCTCCGTCGCCGGGAGTGACAAAGACAAACAGCCGGGTGTGACGACCACATCCGACACTCTGGAGGCCCGGAGAAAGGCTTTCCAGGACCTTGTGAACAGCGAGGAGTACAAGGAAATCTACACCGAGGAGACACAGCGCATCATCAACCGGCGCTTCCGGGAGACCCAAAACCTGGAGCAGCAGGTGGCCCGCAATCAGCCTCTCATTGATATGCTGATGCAGCGGTACAAAATCTCTGACGGCGACATAGGCAAGCTGACCGCCGCCATTGAGAATGACGATGCGTACTGGTCCGAGGCCGCCGAGGAGGCGGGCATGAGTGTGGAGCAGTACAAGCAGTTCCAGAAACTCCAGCGCGAGAACGCGGCCCTTATGAGGGACCAGCAGCAGCGGCGCAGCCAGCAGGCGGCCCAGCAGCAGCTCCAGAAGTGGTACGGAGAGGCGGAGCAGGTAAAGGGTGTCTACCCCAGCTTCGACTTGAACGCCGAGGTCAAAAACCAGCAGTTCCTCTCCATGCTCAAGAGCGGCGTTCCCATGCAGCACGCCTACGAGGTAATCCATCTGGACGACATCAAGGCGGGCGTGGCAAAGATGCAGGCCAAGGCCACCGAGCGGCAGGTCGTGGACGGCATCCGCGCCAAGGGCGCAAGGCCCCAGGAAAACGGCACGACCTCCCAGAGTGCTTTTACCGTAAAGGACGATGTAAGCAAGCTGACGAAATCCGAGCGTGCCGAAATCGCCCGCAGAGTTGCACGGGGAGAGATCATCAAGTTCTAAGCTCTCCCCCAGAAGGGAGATTTTAACATGAAGTTCGACAAGATCATGCTGCTGCCTGTCATGCTGAACCTGTTTGACGGCAACACCAACATCACCGGGGACAGCGGCCTGTCCGACGAGATGAAAACCTACTACTCCGACTACCTCATTGACATGGCGGAGCCGGAGCTGGTGCATGACCAGTTTGGTCAGAAGCACCCCATCCCCAAGAACGGCGGCAAGACCATCGAGTTCCGCAAGTATGACCCCCTGCCCAAGGCCCTCACTCCTCTGACCGAGGGTGTGACCCCCAACGGCCAGAAGCTGAACATGGGCGTTATCACCGCGACCGTGAAGCAGTACGGCGGCTTCATCGAGCTGTCCGATATGCTGCTGCTGACCGCCATTGATAACAACCTGGTGCAGGCCACCAAGCTGCTGGGCAGCCAGGCGGGCCGTACTCTGGACACCATCACCCGCGAGGTACTGAACGGCGGCACCAATGTTCAGTATGCCGAGGGCCAGGTCAACAGCCGTGCCGCCCTGTCCTACACCGACGAGAACACCAACCACAACCTCACCGTAAACGCCGTGCGCCGCGCTGTCCGTTTCCTCAAGGTTATGAACGCGCCCCGCATCAACGGCTACTACGCCGGTATCATCCACCCCGACTGCTCCTACGATCTGATGTCCGACCCCAAGTGGGTGAATGTCAAGACCTACTCCGACCCCGAGGGTATCTACGAGGGCGAGATTGGCCGCATCGAGGGCGTGCGCTTCGTGGAGACCAGCGAGGCCAAGGTGTTTTCCGGTGAGGGTGCGGCTGGCCGCGATGTCTATTCCACCCTCATTATGGGCGCGGATGCCTACGGCGTGACCGAGATCACCGGCGGCGGCCTCCAGCACATCGTTAAGCAGCTCGGCTCTGCCGGTACTGCTGACCCGCTGAACCAGCGCGCGACCGCTGGCTGGAAAGCCACCAAGGTTGCCGAGCGTCTGGTGGAGGCTTACATGGTCCGCATCGAGACCACTTCCACCTTCACCGGCACCGCCGCGTAATCAACCGAGGGCCGCCTGCTTCGGCGGGCGGCCCATACCATGAAGGAGGTATTTATCATGGCTACCAAGAAAGAAGCGGCTGCCAATGAGCAGCAGGAGGTCAAGGAGACCGCCGCCGCTACTGCTACCGCAGAGGCAGAGGACATCATCGCCAAGGCCAAAGCGGAAGCCGCTGCCATCCTGGCAGAGGCGGAGGCAAAGGCCAAGGAGACCATGGAGGCGGCAAAAGAAACCGCCCCCGCCGGTGAGGAAGCCAACGGCGAGAAGATGGTCCCCATTCGCCTGTTCAAGGACAATGAGAAGTACAAGGACGATGTGTTTGTGGCCGTGAATGGCCGCAGCTTCCAGATCAAGCGTGGCGAGACCGTCATGGTCCCCGACTATGTGGCTACTGTTCTGGAGCAGTCCATGGCCCAGGACATGGCGACCGCCAATCTCATTGAGGAGGAAAGCTCCCGCTATGAGGCGGAAGCCAAGCTCCGCAACCTGTAACTGAATAAGCGAAAACCGCGAGACCCTAAAGCGGCTGCGACACGGCGTAGCGAGAGATCGGAGGCTCTTACCTCCTCCCTCGCCACGCCGTTTTCCATACAGAGGAAAGGAGGGAAACCATGGATAGGACCATCAATGTGACCGTAAACGGTGAGTTTGTCCGAAAGGACAGCAAGAACGCCGGTGTGCAGGGCGAGGCCAATGCCACCAATCTGCACATCGTTTTGAGCGGAGACTGGGAGCAGTTCAGCAAGCGCATTGTGTGGCGCGACGCGCTGGGAGAGCATCCCGTGGCCGTGCTGCTTTACAACAGTGTGGAGGACCTTGTGGCCGGGAAAGACCCGCTCGTATTCGACACGCCCATCCCTGCGGAGCCTATGGCTCTCCCCGGCTGGTGCAGCTTCACCATTGAGGGCTTCCGGGACAGCAACCCGTCTGCCGTTTCCATCACGGTGACGGACCATTTGCTGGTGAAGGTAAACGATACATACAACACGCCGTCGGAGCCGACACCCACCCAGGCGCAGCAGCTCCAGACGCAGATTGACGAAATCGTGCCGCAGGTCTCTACGCTGGTAGGCAACGCCATCAACGCTCTGGAGCAGGCGGAGGAGGCCGTGAAGGTCTGGGAGGTCTGGGACGGTGAGAAGAAATACATCCCGCTCCAGAAGGTGTCCAGGCTGGGAAGTTCCTACATCTGCAAGGCGGTATGCGTCGGCATCGCGCCGGAGCTGGATGTAGCTGGTGGCGTTGAGGGAAACCATTGGCTGCTTATCGCATCCAAGGGAGACCAGGGAGAACAGGGCGCGCAGGGTCCCCAGGGCATCACTGGCAAGCAGGGCATCCAGGGAGAGCGCGGCTTGCAGGGAGAGCAGGGCACGCAGGGCATCCAAGGACCGCGTGGCTTGCAGGGCATCCAGGGCGCTACCGGGCAGACAGGCCCGCAGGGTCCGCAGGGACCACAGGGCGTACAGGGACCCGCCGGACCGCGCGGCATCGACGGCGTAGCCGTGCAGACCGCCGGTATGGTGTCGTTCAGCGTATCGGAGGAAGGGCACCTGCTCTGTTCCTACACCGGCGACGAACAGCCAAACTACTACATCAACGACGAGGGACATCTGTGCCTCGACATCTAACGGAAGGAGGAATAGGTTATGCCTACTTTTGACCTCGGCTCTGTGGTGGGTCCGCAGGGACCCCAGGGCGTACAGGGACCTCAAGGCCCGCAGGGCGCAACCGGCGCGCAGGGTCCCCAGGGTGTGCAGGGTGAAACCGGCCCCCAGGGAGAGAAAGGCGCAACCGGCGCGCAGGGTGCAACCGGCGCGCAGGGACCGGCTGGCGCTGACGGTGTTACACCCAACATCCAGGTTGGCACCACGACCACCCTTGCCGCAGGAAGCGCCGCCACGGTTACGCGGCGCTCCGGCAGCCCGGACGCTGCCCCCATCTTCGACTTCGGCATCCCCAAGGGCGCGGACGCTATGAACCCCGGAGACATGACAAAGGCGGTCTACGACCCCAACGGAAAGGCGCAGGACATCTTCGCCTATGCCGACACCAAAATGCCAAAGAGCGGAGGCGCGTTCACCGGCGTTGCGTCCGGCGTGTCTCCCACAAGCGGCAGCGCCAAGGGTTTCCGCAATATCTACTTCGGCAGCGGCGCTCCGGCATCCAGCCTGGGTGCCAACGGCGATGTCTACATCAACATCGGATAAGGAGGACAAGACCATGATTAAAGCAGGAAATTACACCATCCAGGACAAGGGCTTTGTGTCCGCCACGGAGAACATCAACGGCGTTCCCCGGCAGGCGCTCATTCTGGAGCTTCCCGGCGGCATCGACGAGGCCACTTTGGAGGCCATGTGTTCCGGCCCTATTGAAGTCGTGGACGACAACGGCCAGGTGGTCCAGAGCCACGCCGGACCCTTCCGCGTGGTGTCCCACGGTCTGAAACTGACCCGCACCAGCGAGAGCGACGATGTGGCGGCTCTGGCCGCCCGTGTCACCAGCCTGGAGGCGGAGCTGGCGGAGACCAAGAGCGCCAAGGAAAGCGCCCAGGACGCGCTTGCAAGCCTGTCTGAACAGCTTGACGCGCTCAAGTCCACCACCACCACCGGGGACGAGCAGGCGGTGAATACGGATGGCGAGAGTGGCGTGTAAGGACGCGGCGGAGGTTTCGTGTCTGCTGGCAAATCTGCTGGCGGAGATTGAGCAGCCCTGCGACCATTGCAGGCATGATGGCGTTGTTCTGACGGGCCATGCACCCACAGGCGAGCCGGTCATGGTCCGCCTGCTGCCGGACCTTGTTCTGGAGGTTGAGGGCTGCGACGACCTTCTGGAGCAGATCAGAGGAAGAAGGTGCCCGCATGGACCGTAAGCCCACCAAACAGGAAGAAAAAGAGTTCATCCTGGGCAATAAGGCGGCGGACCTCTGGCTGACGATCTGCGACGCGTGCGCCAATGAGAAGGTCATACCCAAGAAGTACCGCTACACCACCGGCACCAGCCTGATGAACACCGTGGAGAGCATCTGCGGGGACATTGAGGAAGCAAACCTCATTGACCTGCGGGAGGCACCACGAGAACGGCTTGCCCTTCAACGGAGTGCGCTGCGCGAGTGCAAGAAGCTGGAGCGGAAGATCATCCGATTGCGGGAGAGTGACCAATATCCGGGCGTAAACTCCCACAAGTCTGCCGTTCTGTCCAAAGCCGCCATGACCGTGCGCTATATGTGCGCGGCGTGGTACGACAAGGACAAGGCCCGCGCTGCGGCCATGAAAACGGATGCAGGACGGTACGGACAGGAGCAGAGGTAAGCCACGCTCCCTACCGGTTGTCTTTCATTAGGGTATGGCCTATTCGCGCCGTCAACTGGGGCCTGCGCTCCCCGAACTCCGATGCCAATAACGCGTACAACATCAATACCGACGGCTCCGTGAACAACAACAATGTCTACAACGCGAACTTCGCCCCGCGTCCCGCTCTGATGGAATACCGAGTACAAGTACCCCGCCCGGGGGAAAGCAGAGGCCCATCATCAAAGGAGGCCATATCCTGTCGCGGCGAGCTGCCAAGGAGGACGCAGCAAGCCAGGACGAACACATGGCATTGACGCTGGCGGACCCGATACCGGGGGAAGGCCCCCGGACACCTCTGTGGAGGGAGGTTCCGTCAGCTATCAGCGATGCCCACGCGCTCCTCCACATCCAAACCAAGCAAGGATGTGCAACCATGACCTATGAGGAACTATGCTCCTTTGGCACCCTATGGAACGCCTATGTGCGGGCCAGACGGTGCAAGAGGAGCAAAGGAAGTACAGCGGCCTTTGAATACAGCGCAATCGAGGAGCTGCTGATACTCTCCAAATCTCTTTTGCAAGGGAAGCACCAGCCGGACCCGCTGGACGCGTTCTTTGTGTACGAGCCGAAAAAGCGGCTAATCCAGGCCCCTACCTTCCGGGACAAGGTGGTGCAGCACGCGCTCACGGATTACATCGTCTACGACGAGCTATCCCGCAGTCTGACGCTGAACACCTATGCGGCCCAGATCGGCAAAGGGGTCCACTTCGGCCTCAATATGCTGGAACAGCACATGAGGACGCATTTTCTCCAGAGGAAGGGCGCAGACGAGGCGGCGCGGACCGCCGCCGGTCTCCCGTACCGGCCAAAGGAGGAGTGGGACTACGCCGACGGCGCAGTTATCAAGGGCGACATCCGGCATTTCTTCCAGAGCATCGACCATGACCGGCTCAAGGCCGTGCTGGCCGAGCGTTTCCCGGACAAGCGCCTCCAGGCGCTCATGTGGAAGTACATAGACGAGGTAGACGAGGGACTGGCCCTGGGACACCAGACCAGCCACATCTACGCTGTGTTCTATGTCCACTCCATCATGCACTATGTCAGCGAAAAGCTGCATCTGCCGCTGTCCGGGATGTATATGGACGACTGGTATGTGATCTGCCCGGACATGGAGACAGCCCGCAAGGCGCTGGCTCTCATTCGGAAGGAGTTCAAAAAGTTGGGACTTGAGCTGAACAACAAGACCAATATCTTCCCTCTGCAAAACGGTATCGACTTCTGCGGTTTTCATGTGTACCTAACCCATACGGGCAAGGTCATCAAAAAGCTGCGCTACTCCTCCATAAAGCGGATGAAGCGACGCATCCACCTGTGGGAGGAGCAGTATGCAGCCGGTGAGATCACGCGGGAGAAAATCATGGAGTGCTACGGCTCCTGGGAGGCTCACGCCAAACACGGAGACACGCGGCAGCTCCGCCAGGAGATGCGCGCCAGGTTGGAGGCGAGCCTTGCGCGCGCAGAGAAACGCCGGAGGGCGAGTGGGGAACCGCCGCCCGCCCCCGGTATCATCGAAAGGAGAACAAGACGCTATGGGACAGTTACTTTCCAATCTGGCAGCGGGAAGCCTGCTGAAGCTCAACGAAAACACCAAGCCCACCAAGTTCATCAAGCTGGACAATGACCACTACGGCACTGGAACCGGCGTGACCCTTATCCGAAAGGACGCTTTCAGCGAGATTGCCTGGAACGCTTCGGACGCAAACTACTACAGAAACCGATACTTCGGCTGCACCCTGGACAACTTCTGTGACGGCATCTGGCCGTTGAAACTGGACGACAAAATCCGGGATTGCCTGGTGCCGGTGCCTATCGTGGTGGCGGAGGGAAACCAGGTCTCCACGCTGCACACGATTTACCGCAGGGGCTTTGCCCTGTCCTGCACGGAGGCTGGCGTGAGCGGCTGGCAAACGGAGGGTACGGCTTTCTCCTACTTCTCCGACAACGCAAAGCGCATCGCCTATCTGGACGAGACGGCGACCGCCGTCTACTGGGGCCTGCGCTCCCCGTACTCCGGTGCCAATACCGCGTACTACATCGGTACCGACGGCTCCGTGGACCGCAACCATGTCTCCCTCGCGGGCTTCGCCCCGCGTCCCGCTTTTAATCTTAAATCTCAAATCGTTGTATCTGATGCTGTGGACAGCGACGGATGCTACACGGTTGAGAGCGTGCCTGGAAGCGACGGCGGGCTGTATGTGAAGAACAACGGCGTGTGGGTCAAGGCAGCGTAACAAAAACCGACCGAGGGGGCGGCGGGGGACCCCTCCCCCGCCAGTCCCTCTATTTTCAAGAGAGGAGGCGGCAGGATGCCGAGTATCAATGAAATCATTGAACGGGTGAACCGGGCGAGGCCGGATGCCATCGACGACGAGACTAAGGCGGCGTGGCTTCTGGAGCTGGACGGCCAGCTTTTCCAGGAGGTCATTCTGCGGCACCGCCTGACGAGCGGGCGCGGGCTGCGCGGACCCATTGGCGTTTGCCCTGTGTGCGGCGCTTCGGATTGCCTGCGCTGGGACCGCGTGATGGACAGCAATTCGTGTTCCGTCTGCGGATGGAACGACCTGCCGGAGTACCCCAAGAGCTTCCCGGAGGACGGGGACAAGCCGCTGCTGGTGGGCGCACCCTACGACGGGCTGTACGACCTTTATCTTATGAGCAAGGTTGACTTCTACAACCGGGAGGCCGACAACTACAACAACTCCGCGCTGGCCTATAACACGGCGCTGGACGAGTGGAAGAAAGCATACCACCGGGGCCACGCTCCCATCGGAGCGGGCAACTATACCAATGTTTTTTGAGCAAGGGGTGAGGAGACCATGAAGCTGCCATACATGACGGCGGCCACACGCAAGAGCAAGCAGCAGATCATCGCCTTTGGCGGCGTGAACTACGGGCTTGGGACCAGTGACGGGGAGCTGATGGAGAGCTTCGGGCTGTCCTCCGCCCGCTTCCCGTGCCTCTCACAGCGGGAGGGCAGAAAGACCGCCGGTACCTACACCGCCCCTACGGGGCTGTACGCACGGGGGAAGCTGTGCGTGGTGGACGGGACCGACTTCCTCTACGACGGCAAGGTGGTGGGCCAGGTTACTGCCGGTGAAAAGCAGTTTGCCACCATCAATACCAAGATCGTGATTTTCCCGGACAAGGTTTTCTATGATACGGCGGAGGAGACCTTCGGAACGCTGGCGGCGGAGTACAACGGCTATGCCGGAGATGTTACCTTTACCAGCAACACGCTGACCGTGCCGGAGAAAAGCTATATCGACCAGAGCGCTGCGGAGAGCGCAACGCTGGCAGGGATTGCCGCCAGTACATCCATCACCGTCTATACCGGGGCGAGCGTGGATAAGTCCACCGGCGCGCTGTCGCTGACCGGCGGGACCGCGACTACCCCGGACAAGCTAAAGGACGGCGACATCATCCAGTACGAATGTGACAGCTCCAAGGAGTACATGGTGGTGCAGAACAGCGCAAAGCAGAGCGACGACACCTACCAGGTGTCCTACATCCTGCATGAGGCGGTCCTGCATGAGTACCCGAACTTCGAGGAGCTTTTCAAGGCTGGGGACGCAATCGAAATCTCCGGCTGTACCACTTGCAAGGACAACAACGGCAGCCATATCATCCGCTCCATCAGCGGTAGGACGCTGACCTTCACCGCCAATATCTTCTCCAAGACCGGCACAGAGGCCGGGACGGTGCTTCTTGAGCGGAAGGTGCCGGACATGACCTGCATCTGCGAGTGCGACAACCGCATCTGGGGAGCGGAGGGGACCACCATCTATGCCTCCGCCCTGGGAGACCCCACCAATTTCTTTGTGTATGACGGACTATCCACGGACAGCTATGCCGTTGCCGTAGGCACGGACGGAGAGTTTACCGGCTGCTGCGCCTACTCCTCCACGGTGCTGTTCTGGAAGGAGAACTGCGTACACAAGGTCCTGGGCAGCTACCCGGCACAATATGAAATCTACACCTACACCATCCCTGGCATCCAGAAGGGCAGCGAAAAGTCCCTTGCTATCATCAACGAGACCCTTTTCTACAAGGGGCGCAACGGCGTGTATGCCTATTCCGGCGGAACCCCGGAGCTGCTGACGGAGTGTTTCGGCACAAGGCGCTTCTCCGACGCTGTGGCCGGAAGCGACGGGCAGCGGTATTACATCTCCATGCGGAACGAGACCGGGGACTACGAGCTGTATGTGTTCGACACCATGCGGGGCATCTGGCTCCGGGAGGACAACACACACGCGCTGGACTTCGCCTATCTGGACGGGACGCTTTACTTCCTGGACGGCTCCACCGGCAAGCTGATGATGTCGGGGCAGGACTACTCCGAGGAGGGGCGCATCGAATGGAGCGCGACCCTCTGCCAGATGGACGAGACCACGCATGGCCGGAAAGGCTACTCCAAGCTGTTCCTGCGGGCGGACATGGCCGCCGGTGCGTGGCTCAAGGTGGAGATCAGCACGGACGGCTCACCCTTCCGGCAGGTATTCTCCACCCACAACGAGCGGGACAAGACGGTGCAAATCCCCATCCTGCCTGTGCGGTGCGACAACTTCCGCATCCGGCTGTCCGGCAAGGGCGTGTGCATCGTAAAGAGCATCGTCCGGGAGTTTGCCGTTGGCAGCGAGTATTAAGGGGGTGTGACGCATGGCTACCATCTTGCCGGGGTCTCCCCCGACTTTCAATAAAAACGATGTGAGCGGGACAGTCAAATCCCTGTGCAATTACACCAGGTCCATGCAGGAAAACCTCGACTTCCTGCTGGGCCAGATGAAAAAGAACATGGAGGAGACGAACAAAACCGTCTCCTCCCAGGGAGAGGCCATAAAGTCCATCCAGAACGCCCTTGCAAGCGTGCAGAACAGTCTTAGCACGCTATCCTCGAACTACAACAGTCTGGCGGCCCGCGTGGCGGCGCTGGAGCAGAAAATCACCTAAAGGAGGTATTCAGACATGGCGAAACCCGATATGAGTAGAGACAAAGACCTTGCCGGTCAGACTGTCTCCAAGGGCGGTTACAGCATCACCTACGACGACAACGGCTACGCCACAAAGGCGGTCAACAACGACGGAAGAGTTGCGGCTGCCAGCGCGGATGCCGTGACCGGCGGCGGAGGCAACCGGGAAAGCTACGGAGGCTCCGTGTATGACCAGCAGTATTTCTCCGACAGCGAGCTTGCCAGCGCGGCGGAAATCCGCGCGGCGGCGGAGGCCGGACAAACGAGCTGGGACGACGCGCACTCCTATGTTGAGAGCCTGCGGGCCAAGTACGGCTACTCCGGCGATACGGACGGCAGCAAGTACATCCCTATCTCCCAGGACATCGGCGGAGCGTCCGGCGGCTTCTCTTACGGCTCCGCTCCGCAGTATGTGAGCCGATACCAGGACAAAATCGACGAGCTGACGGCGCAAATCCTGGGGCGCGCCGCGTTCAGCTACGACACGGAGACGGACCCTACATACCAGCAGTACAAAGAGGCGTACACCCGCGACGGCCAGAGGGCTATGCAGGACACGCTGGGCCAGGTCTCCGCGCGCACGGGCGGCCTTGCAAGCTCCTACGCTGGCAGCGCGGCCCAGCAGACCTACGACAACTACATGGCCGCGCTGGAGGACAAAATCCCGGAGCTGCGGCAGCTTGCCTACTCCATGTACCAGGACGAGGGAGACACCCAGCGGGCCAACCTGGAAATGCTCATGGCTCTGGACCAGGGGGACTACGCCAAGTACGCAGACCTGCTCTCCCAGTGGAACACGGACCGCAGCTTTGACTACGGCGTGTACCGGGACAACATCTCCGACCAGCGGTACGATACCGAATGGGATTACCAGGTGGGCCGGGACCAGATCGCGGACCAGCGGTACGAGGACGAGACCGAGTGGGAGCGCAGCCAGTATGCCAGCGAGACCGAGTACAACCAGGCACTTGCAAAGGCGCAGACCCTCGCGGCGGCTGGCGACTTCTCCGGCTACAAGGCCCTGGGCTACACGGACGCGGAGATCGCCAACCTCAAGACCGCCTACGACAAGGCGCAGGCTGCGGCGCGTTCTTCCGGCGGTTCCGGCGGCAGCAGCTCCAGCGGAGGAAGCACAAGC